GAGGAGAAACATTGATGGTGAAGCATTACAATCTCTCAGTGATGAGCAATTTGTTGTTCCCGATCTTGGATCAAAATATCCCAAACCAACAACTGGACCTGATGCTGGTCAATACAAATCTGTAAGAGTTGTAGCACAGAATGGTGTTGAGGGTAACAGATCTGGTGTTGGAATTGAAGCAACTGCAACTCTTGGTACTACTATTCAGTTGACTTACAGTGGTTCTTTTGTTGTTTCATCTCAGACTATTGATCTGAAAGGAAAACCATCTTGGACATGGGGAACTACGGAGGGTAAAAGAACTGATTCTGAAGTAGTTGACGCTCAGGGTATCCATGGTCACATGCACTTTGGAACGTTCAAAAGAACAAGAATCAAAGCGTCAAACTCTGAAGTTGATATTAATGCTCCCTCAACTTATTTGGATCCAACTCCAATCGGACAGGTAGCATATTGGAACGCATCAACTGTTCCTATTGATGATTGGTTGGAAGGAACAAAATCTTCTGGTTGTAACTATCCTGGAAGTAATCAACCACCCTGTAGAGCAATGGCATCTAATGCTTATGCGAGAGGATATGATTTCTACTTTGGTGCTTTTGCTGGAACATTTGACCCAACTGCTTATGGTGATGGTTGTTTCAATGGTGGTCAAATCCTTGAAGATGCTTGGACATACAATTGTCTAATGACAACCAATTGGAATAATTTTCCTATTAGCAGTTCTAACTGTTCTGTTGCTGGTCTAACACCATATAGTTCTTCTGGAACCGTATTTGCAGGAATTTGTACATTTGAGGGTGAGTCGTCACTTAGTGTATCTGAAAGTGTAAACGCATTTTATGTTGATGGTGGTCAGGGTGTACCTCTTGATTGGAAGAGTCAGTCATTGGCAGATGTTCTTCCACTAAACAGCAACCTTGCTACTGATGATAGTAGAGTATATGCTACCTTGTTTAATGATATCACCGAGACTGAATCTATTGGTGCTAGTCCAGATCCAACAGAACACTTCCACAAAGTTTCTTTAGATCAGGGAACTCATAGTTTCAAAATGGTTACCGATGCTTTGGAATTATCTCCAGACAACTTGGTCACTACACTGAATCTATCTGTTGATAATTCTTCTTCGATAGATAATATATCGATGCCTTTCATTGTTTTAGAATACCTAATCAAGATCTGACATGCCACAAACTACTCTATCCACTCAGCCTGAATATAGAAATATCAGATCTAATTATTACTCTGATAAATCTGCTGATACAACAGAAATTGGAACTATCATAACAACGTTCAAGTCTATTGATAACGTTTATGATAACTCTTATGTTCCTGGATTTGGAGCAACTGGAAGTTATCAAAATACTTCTGGAAATGCTGATACTCCAAATAATCCAGATTATCAGTATATTGGATACATCTATTGCGATGGAGCTCTTTATAAAATTGAAGATTATCCTGCTCTATATCAAGCAATTGGAAATGAATATGGTGGAGAAGCAAGAAAAGGTCTACAGATTCTGAATGGTGGATCTGGATATGATGGACTCACTACAATTACATTCGATCCCCCAGCAGGTTATGATCCAGCAAATCCTGGAGACTTGGAAGTTATTCAGGCTGGATTGACTATTGTTGATGGAGTAATTGACTCAATTTATGTTCTCAATCTTGGATTTGGATATACATCAGTACCAAATTATACTCTAAGTAATGCTGGTGGTGGTGTTGGTTTTGATCTTCAAATCAATCTAAATGCTGATGGTCAAGTAGAAGACATTACACAAAATAATGTTTTGAATTATCTTGGTGAGACTGGACTTGGTACATTCAATGTACCCGACTTGAAAGCAAAAAAGATTGTAGGATATGGAAACGTATATGGTCCTGGAAGTCCTACTATTGGATTGATTAGTGTTGGTGCTGGTGCTGATTCTGTTGGTGGTAAGTGGTTATTTGATAAAGATGCTCAGGAAGGATTGTTCTCTCTTGGTAGTATTACCACAACTGGATATACTGATGTAACAGATACAACTAGTACACGTATTATTGGATCTCAAACTGTAAATGTTACTCTTGGAGCAAAGAGATTGCAGGGAGTTCCTGAACATAGTCACTTTGCTTATCATACTTATCCTGGTTCTGATGTTCAGAGTCTGGCATCATACAGTGGTGACAGATATATGGTTGAGTATAAGCAATCAAATGGTAAGTTGTATCAATTCTTCCCAGTTGGTGGTATTGCTTTTGAGCATACTCATGCTCTATTGAAACAACCACTTGCTGACAATACTGTTGCTACATATGATGTATTTGACTGGGTTCCTGGAGCAGAAGGAACTGGTAGTGTCAAATATACAGTGATGGTGCTGATTACTACTTTGCTTCTGGATCAGCAGCTGCTGGAACATATGAATTAGTCACATATATTCCACCAACAACATTCAAAACATTCAATACTGGTTCTGTCATTGGTGGTAGAACGGTATTTCTTGGTGGTGTTCCAATCATTGAGTACAATGAACTAAACACATATACTACCACTCAAACTAATACACCACTAACATTCCCCGAAACTTGGCAAAAGATGATTATCCAAGTTGCTGGTGGTGGTGGATCTGGATCTAATGGACTTAGCGATGGAAACAGTGGTTCTGCTAGTTCTCTTACTATTGGTTCAGATCTTATTATTTCATGTGGTGGTGGAGAAAAGGGTTATGCTAATGGAACTGGTGGGTCAGGTGGAACAATTAGTATTACAGGAAATTCTTCATCTGTAGTTTCTGTATTACAACAAAAAAATGAAGATGGTTCTGCTGGAAATACTGGACCATACTATATTTCCGATTATCCAAATAATCCTGATGTTGCTGGTGAGGGTGGAAATAACACTGGCGCTCTTGCTACCAACGATGGATCTGATGGGGCACACTCTTTTGTTAATGATTCTGGATATAGTGGTAGTGGCACACTTACTTCAAATGGAAATATAAATCTTACGACTGGATATACTTTTACAAAGATTGAAATCACACTTGCTGGTGCTAGGGGTGGTGGTAGTTCCTGTAGTCTTCCTGGTGGATCTGGAAATGTTCTAAAATTAGCATATAAAAATCCTTCAAACGGTATCGATTTGAATTATGCTCTTGGAAGTGCTGGAGCATATGCTGCTTCTGGTGGTTCTGGTGGTTATGGTTCTAATGGCGGATCAAAAGGCAACCCTGGTGGTTCTGGAACTTATGGTGGATCTGGTGGTGGAGCTACTGCTGCTAAAATTGGTGGATCTATTGTTGCTGGTGCTGGTGGAGGCGGTGGTGCTGGTGGTTATGACCCTGGATATAACGCTTGTGGAGATAATGGTACAGGAAATAATACTCCTGGGTGGAACAGTAACACTCCATTAGCAACAACTGCTAACTTGTTTCCTGGTGGTGGTCAAAATGGTGGCAACGCTGGATGCAATGGCGGCGGCGGTGGAGGCGGTGGCGGTGGTATTGCTACCTCTTCTTATGTTGTCAATGGTGGCGGAGAAGGCGGCGGCGGTGGAGGCGGCGCAGGTCATGGTGGTGGATATGGTGGTGGACGAGGAATGTCTGCTTATAAATCTAATCTTTTTGACCTAGTTTCGTCATCTGACACAAATACTGGTAATGGATATGTGAGTTATTATTGGGAAGAAGATAGAAGTTATTGGTCCAATGGCGGCGGTGGCGGCGGCGCTGGTGGATATGTTTATATTCTTGCTGATAAATCTCAAATGCCATCCGCTAGTTCGGCATCTATTACTGTAGGTAGTGCTGGTAGTGGAGTAAGTGGAACATCTGGTGGTGGTGCTGGATTTGTTCAAGTTGGATTTGGTGAAATTGTTGGATATGAAGGCGGATCATCTTCAGTCACAGTTGGTGATCTTGTCATTGCTGCTTCTGAAAATGTAAATATCTTTACCAGTGGAAGTGGTAGTGGAACAACGGGTGGATTCTTGCTTCCTACTACTCAACTTCCAGAAGTTGAATTTGTTGGTGGTGGAGGTGGAAACAATGCCGCAGCGAGTGTATCTTTGACGGGCGGTAAAGTATCTGCTATTACACTGGATGCTGGTGGTAATGGATACACTGCTGTTCCAGAAGTTCGTATCAAACATGGTGCTGGAAGTGGAGCATATGCTACGGCAACTATCAATCAGGCAACTGGTGTTGTTACTGATGTTACTCTTTCTGCTACAGTAACCCCTACTGAATATACACATTATGTCAAATTTGCTGGAACTGATCAAGAAAGATTCATTGTTATTAAAGAGCAAGATTGTACAAATGTAAGTCGTTTTAGTATCAAAGTTGCTCGTGGTAATGGTGTAAATGGTGGAGACAAACCAGAGAATGGTGGTGACGAACTGAAGATCTATTACAATACAGATTCTTCCCTAAACTTCACCAATCTAATTGACACCATTGTTGACATTGATGGAAGTAAGAGTCCAGCAATTTCATCATCTTATGATGGTAGTGGTAGTGGAACTGAAGCAACCAAGTGGTATTGGTATACGATTGATGTTCCAGAGGGAGCAAGAACGGAGACAACTAGATTCAAAATTGTTCAAAGTAGAAACACACCAAGTTCTTTGAATGATAATGGTGGAGACTCTGACCACTTTGGTATTTGTGATTTCATCTATGAATATATTGAAGTTACTGAGCTTCAGTTTATTCCTGCTGCTGGTGCTATTCCAGCATCTGCTGATCAACTAACATATACTATTGATGGAAGTCCTTTGTCAATCTACACTTCTGGCGCTACTGGACTAGATGCTACCTTTACATTAAGTTCGCAAAATCCAATTGTACCAACAGCAGCGATTGATCCAGACTATCCTGTTCCTGTGATTGAACCATATCATCTATGTAAGTATCTCATCAAAGCATTCTAAATATACTT